CTGTTAGTTACTATTAGATACAAAGGAGAATTTTTTGGAGCCTCAACTAAAATTAAATATTGACTATTCGGAATCGGATGATCATGTTGTTAAAAAGATGGCAACAGAAGCTGTATCAGTCGGTGATTTTTTAAACTGGGATCACGCTTACGAAAGTTTGTGGGATCATTACGAAGGAGAGAAATAAAATGGAAGACATTATCAGCTTAACACCTAAACAAGTTAAAGGTTTAGTGTGGCATTTAAATGAAGAACTATATCGTCAACAGGTACATGGTAATAATGACAGTCGTATTATTACTGACAGGCTAGTGGAATTGTGTGTAAATTGTTACAACAATACTAATATTGCTTCTTCGTTTGAAGAACAGGACAGGGAGCAACGTGAACTAGAGCTTACTAACGGATTGAAGTGGTCAGATAAAGATTACGGAAAAGCTTTTAAGAGTTCCTAATGGGACAGTTTATTCAGCATGTTGGCTGTGAAGAATGTGGTTCTTCTGATGCTAACGCTATTTACGAAGACGGTTCTAGCTGGTGCTATAGCTGTCATACTTACAAATGGAATAGAGGAGAGACATCTGTGGCTAAATCTATAGCAAGTGCAGTACGGGATCAGTTTGAACAGTTACCAACTGGAGGCTCCCTATCTGAGATTAAGGATAGGGGAATTACTTCGGAAACGTGTAAGAAATATAATGTGAAAGTCATTAAGGACAAGGATGGTAATATTACGCATCATCACTATCCTTATTATGACAAGAATGACTCTCTTGTGGCTTATAAAATACGTGAAGTAGCTACCAAAAACTTTAGAACAACAGGTAGCTGGCCTGTCACTGGTCTATTTGGACAACAGTTATTTAATAAGCCTACCAGTTTCATTACTATCTGTGAAGGCGAATTAGACGCACTGGCGACACGTCAGATGCTGGGTAACTATCCTGTTGTGTCTATACGGAATGGAGCAGCTTCTGCTTTGAAGGACTGTAAAAGATCACTTCAGTTTCTTGATCAATTTGAAAATATAGTCATTTGTTTTGACTCTGACGAGGTTGGAAAGAAAGCATCTAAAGATGTAGCTGATTTATTCACTCCGGGTAAGTGTCATATTCTAACAACTGAACTTAAAGATCCTTGTGAGTATTTAGTTCAACATAAATCTAAACAATTTGTTACTGAATGGTTTGAGAATAAGAAACAATATACTCCTGAAGGTATCATTTGTCTTGCAGATATGTGGGACTCTCTTTCCACAAAAGAAGATATTGTTACAGTCGATTACCCGTGGTCAGGTTTACAACATCTGACATATGGTATGAGATTGGGTGAGCTTTGTACATTTGCGGCAGGTACAGGAGCAGGTAAAAGTACAGCAGTTCGGGAACTTGCTTATCACATACTAATGAAGAGTTCTTTTAATATTGGTATGATATTTCTGGAAGAGACTGTAAAGCGTACTGGTCTGGCATTGCTGGGTATACATGCTAACAAACCTATGCATCTTCCTACTTGTGAATACACGGACGAAGAATTTAAGGAAGCATTCGATGCTGTCAGTATGGACAGACGTGTGTTTCTCTTCGATCATTTTGGTTCGTGGGGTATAGATCAGCTTCTTTCCCGTGTTAGATTTATGGCAAAAGGACTTGACTGTAAGTTTATTTTCCTTGATCATATTTCAATTATCGTTTCGTCTCAGGAATTTGGAGATGAACGTAAAGCTATAGATGAAGTAATGACTAAACTTCGGATGCTTGTACAGGAACTGGATATTCATCTTGGTATTGTTACTCATCTTAAACGGGTTGCTAACGGAGCGCATGAAGAAGGACATAATGTATCACTGAGTCATCTTCGTGGCAGTCAGGGCATAGCACAATTATCCGACATGGTATTGGGATTGGAACGTGACTCTCAGAATGAAAATGAACTTATTCGTAATACTACTTTGATACGTGTTCTTAAAAATAGATTCAGTGGAGATACTGGCCCTGCCTCTTACTTGCGGTATGATAGAACAACGGGTCGTCAGACTGAGATAGATAGATCTGAAATGGAACCAAGTGAAGTGGAAGAAGAAACAAATGATGACGATGAGATACCCTTCTAAATGAAACTTGTTCTTGACATTGAAACTGATGGGCTAGATCCCACTTGCATTCATGTGGCTGTTTGTAAAAACATTGAGTCAGGTGAGGTAACTTCTTTCAGAGAGTGGGACAAAGTTTTCTTTCAATCCTATCTGAATAAAGCTGATCAGGTTATCATGCATAACGGTATTTCATTTGATCTTCCGATACTGGAAAGATTGTGGGGTATATCGTTCCCTTACACAAAGGTCTTGGATACTCTTGTAATATCTCAACTCCATAATCCGATACGTGATGGTGGCAATGGATTACAGAACTGGGGGAATATTCTTGGGTTTCCTAAAGATGAGAAGCCTGTTTCTTTTAAAGAGTTCACAACTCAGATGCATAACTACTGTGTGCGTGATGTGGAAGTAACAGAGAAAGTCTACCATAAGCTACGATCAGATATGAAGGGATGGTCGAAGCGTTCTGTTGATCTGGAGCATACAGTTAGACGACTAATGGACTTACAAACTCAACATGGATTCTTTATAGACCAACAGAAAGTACATACTCTTGTAGCTTCCCTGTCTGATGAAAGTGGTGAACTTGAGGATCATCTTGTTGAAGTGTTTGAGCCTACTTATAAAGAGCTTAAAACAAAGACTAATATCATTCCGTTTAATCCTCAGAGTCGTCAGCAAATAGGTGACAGGCTTATGAAACGTGGATGGGAACCAACTCAGTTTACAGAGAAGACGGGACTTCCTGTCGTTAATGAAGGAACACTTGCAGACTGTACGGTTCCAGAAGCTAGACATATTAGAAGGTATATGTTATTGCGTAAGCGTACTGCACAGATTTCATCTTGGGTTAAATCAATTAATCCTGATACCGACAGAGTACATGGGAAGGTCATTACTATAGGTGCAGTAACGAATCGTATGAGCCATAACTCTCCTAACATGGCTCAAGTACCAGCAGTTCATTCACCATACGGAAAGGAATGTCGTGAGTGCTGGACAGTGGAGGACATTGACAACTACCGTCTGGTAGGTGCTGATGCGTCTGGATTAGAGTTACGCTGTCTGGCTCACTACATTGATGATCCGAATTACACAAAAGAAATACTGGAAGGTGATGTTCATACTGCTAATATGAAAGCGGCTGGGATAACAGACAGGGATCAGGCAAAAACTTTTATTTACGCCTTTCTTTATGGGGCTGGACCTTCCAAAATAGGTTCTATAGTTGGTGAGGATGCCCGTGCTGGACAACAGTTGATTACAAAGTTCTTACGTGCTATGCCTAAGTTATCTCACTTCAGAGAGCATACAATGCAGCAAGCGGAAGAGACAGGAATGGTTAAAGGTTTGGATGGAAGATACTTTCACATTAAAAGTAATCATTCTACAGTTAACACCTTACTTCAGGGGGCAGGTGCAATCATTTGTAAAGATTGGCTTTGTAATATAGTTGAGTACATAAATGAAAAAGGATTGGATGCTAAACCTGTTGCTAATATACATGACGAGGTTCAGTTTGAAGTACATAAAACTGACGCTGAAGAGTTATGTAATGTATCTAAACAAGCAATTAAAGATACGGAAGAAAGTTTAAATGTACGCTGTCCTCTAGACAGTGAATCAAAGGTTGGATTTAACTGGTCGGAGACACATTAAGATGCCTTATAAAGATCCTGAGAAACAGAAACAAAGATTAAGAGATGCTCGTGCAACTAATAAACAATGGGCCATTGACTATAAAGGAGGTAAGTGTGAGTCTTGTGGACTTGTTCCAGAATATTTAGTTGTACTTGAGTTTCATCATAGAAATATGAATGAAAAAGAGTTTAATATTAGCAGAGAATCAAATATGTATCTTGATAGTTTTAAAAAGAAAGTCACACCCGAACTCGATAAATGCGCCCTTCTATGTGCTAACTGTCATAGAATTGAACATGCTAAATGGAATGAAGAAAGAATGAAGAAATGATTGACGAAGTAATTATAAAACCTGAATGGGTTAAAGATGCTGAAGCTAAATCAGAATCATTAGGAGTCCTTAACAATTCTATTTCAAAAGGACAAGGAAATGTACTTGGTTTTGTGGGTGAGTATGCGGTACTGTCTCTGTTAAAAGAAGGTCATATGTCAAATACTTATGACTATGATATTGAAACTCCGACAGATACCATTGATGTAAAAACAAAGAGATGTAAGTATAAACCCCATCCCCATTACATGTGTACTATTGCGGCTTACAATACAATTCAAAGATGTAGTCGGTATGTATTTGTAAGAATGCTTTCAGACTACAGTAAATGTTGGGTGTGTGGGTGGATACAAAAGAAAAAGTATTTTAATGAAGCGAAGTTTATGAAACGAGGAGAGGAGGATGGTGACAACGGATTTATTATAAAAGCAGACTGTTACAACTTGCCGATAAATAAATTAAACGATATCGAATTTTTTTCTTGACACGCGGTTTCGCTTGGTTTACGGTGGGTTTACGATGAATTTTAATTGAAACTTATAGTAAAGGAACTAGACTATGCCAGTAATTTCTGGAAAAGCGTATTGGCCTAAACTTCATACTCCAATGGGAACTCAATTAGCTCCTGATGATAAGAGGTATTCTCTTGATGTAGGTAATCTTGATAAAGATAATATCAAGAAAGCCAAAGATCTTGGTATGAATATTAAAACTGACGATCCTAATTCCGGTAAAGCAAGTGCCGGATTAAAGGATAAGTTTGTTACTCTTAAAAAGTATGGGTTTGATTACAATGGTAATCTTAATCCGAAACCGCCATTAGTTGATGCTAATAATCAACAGTTGTCGGATGAGATGTATAAGAAACTTGGTAATGGCTCGGAAGTAAATGTTAAGTTTACTTCTAAAACAACTAAGAGTGGCTTTCATCAGTTTCATCTTGAAGCAGTTCAGGTAACATCATTAGTTGAATATGATGCTCCTGATTCCGGTGATGATGAGGTCTTTGAAGTTGTTAAAGGCGGTTTCAAAGCATCATCTGCTGATGCGGCAGAAGACGCACCATTCTAACTCGCTGAACATGGGGTAACAGTATCATGGCTTCATTATCTACCATTCCAGAAGATCTTCAATCTTTATGGTCTAACGGGGTTTCTCCTTCCCCAAAAGATCTTAAAGTATTCTGTGATAATATAGCTGATGCTGTTACCTCATCCTTTCAAGAAGCAGTATCCACAGACCCTAAAACAATACTTCGTATGTCGTCTATTGGTAAACCTGCCAGACAACTATGGTATGAATCTAAATATATTGATGAACCGGAAGAGCTAGACTACAGCTTACGTATAAAATTTCTTTATGGACATCTCCTTGAAGAACTCCTTGTTCTCCTTCTTAAAATGTCAGGACATTCTGTGGAAGAGCAGCAGCTTGAACATGACATTGATGGGATTAAAGGGCATCAGGATGCGAGAGTAGATGGTGTCCTTGTTGATTTTAAATCTGCTTCGGGAAGATCATTTGCTAAGTTTAAGAATCAAAGATTAGTAGGTGATGATCCATTTGGATATGTGGCTCAGATATCTGCTTATGCAGAAGCAAATAAAGATCAGGAAGCTTCCTTTATTGTAATAGATAAACAATCAGGTGAAGTTACTGTAATGCCTCTGCATAATATGGAAATGATTGATCCAAAAGAAAGGATAAAGAATCTAAGAGAAGCTCTTGAACAAGATACTCCTCCATCAAAATGTTACTCACCTGTACCAGATGGACAGTCGGGTAACATGAAGCTTAGTTCAGGATGTAACTACTGTCGTTTTAAATTTGAGTGCTGGGAAGATGCTAATGAAGGCAGAGGACTACGTGGTTTTAAATACGCTAATGGGATTAGATATCTAACTTCAGTAAGGAAGGCTCCTAATGTCGAAGAGATCACGCCCGGTTTTTAGATCTAAATTTGAAGAGATGGTTTACGAAGATCTGTCTCACAGAGAAATCAAAATGGAATATGAACCGTTTAAGATTGACTATACTATTCCTGAGACTTATAAAAAGTACACCCCTGATTTCGTACTTGAGAATGGAATCTGTATTGAATGTAAGGG